TGAACTCCCCTTGGTGGGGTTCCACGTTCAAACCTCTAATCAAACACATGAAATTAAATGAGATATCTTTCGATCTGTAAGAAGAAGGAGTTCGAGGAACTCCTAGAGAACCACACTCCTCACGTAGAGTTTGTGCAATCCCTTGAGAAGCTCCGTGAGGAAGAGAAGATGTATTACGACACTCTCGCTAAGTTGGATCGAGATCCGATCATCACTCCTTATGAGAGGGAGCGAAACAGATTATCTGCTAAACTTGTCAAATGGAAGAACGCAATCTTCCAGAACGAAGAACGGCTGAAAGAGCTCAAAACTCAGTCTAAGGATGCGAGGAGTGAATTAAACGCTCAGCGCAAGGTTGACACTGCGAACGCTATAACAGGGCTCAAAGCCGTCCAAGGGCGCATCGTTGACATCTTCCGTAGGAAGGATCAGTATAAGGATGAGTTGTATCGTAGGATCGTAAAAGAGAGGAGAGAATCTAATGCTCGAAAATGAATTAGTAATCACAGCAGTAAACGAGTTTGGGGGAGACTTAAACCTAGCAGCTAAAGCTCTCAAGGTCTCCCGTGTGAAGCTTTGCCAGTTTATCAGTGGAGACCCTAAACTAGTCGCAGCTTTCGGAGTATCAGCAGGTGTCCCTGAATCTGCTCCGGGCGAGACGGAACGGCTCGTAAGAGATGCAAATGACATCATCCCTCACCACCCCGACAAAGAGACGATCCAAGCGATCCAAACCCAGAACGTAGATCTCATCGGGGAAGGGTTACTGAAGAACGGGATCAAGCCTGAGACTTTGGAGAAGATGAAGAACCTCGGAGAGTTCGAGCAGAACGCAGGGAAGTTTCTTGTTGGTTCATTAGATATAATGCTTCGACTAGTCGTCTACACAGGTGTATCTTTATTTGAAGTTACTGAAGAGATCAAAGAAATTTTACAAGATAAGACTCTCGAACCACACGCACGGCTTGCGTGGCTTCGTGCATACAATGTTACGGTTGATCAAATGCAGAAGTCTTACGACAGAGTTGTAACAGGAACTGTCGGCATGGCTAAAGTTACACGACCTGACGACGACAAAGGAACTAAGACGAAACCCGGATTTACTCCACTACCCCCTCAAAGTTTAGATGGCAAAGCAAGTTGACGACGACGCATTCGATGTCCTCAAAGGGATGTTGGATGGGGACGCAAAGGAAACAGATAAAACGCATCTCGTGGATGGGTGGCAACCCAACTTTGCCCCCACTCAGCAGAAGATCTTCGATAGTAACGCTAGGTTTATTCTTGCATGGGGGAATCGTGGGGGAGGAAAGACCTACGGGATCGGACACAAGCTTGTTAGGCATTGTTACGAAAATGTAAACGCTTTCGCTTTGATCATCGTTGGGGTTAGGTCTATGGCTACGCAAGGAGGGATTTGGGAGAAGCTTGGTGTAGAGATCCTCCCGCTTTGGCAACGCCACCTCGGTGTCGACTACGACGTAGAGAAGATGGATGAGCAACGTTATCGTTATCGGATGATCAAGAATATGCACGGAGGTTGGTCTAAGATCCTTCTTATATCAGTTCCCTACGGGCATATCATTCGGAACAGGATCAAAGGGTTCGAGCCATCCATTGTGTTTGTTGATGAGCTTACGACTTTACCAGACCCCGACTTCTTCACTGCTGTCGTTCAGCAGATAGGACGCCGACCTCATATCGAAGGAGCTCAGCAGTATCTCGCAGCTTGTAACCCTGATGGCCCAAGCCACTGGGTCTACCGCAGGTTTTTCCAGATCCCATTGGAGGTATCTCATAACTCTAAGGGTGAGGTTATCTCTAAAGAGGGAGAGTGGGACCCTCGGTATGCAGTATTTGAACTAGATAAGAAGGAGAACGAGGAACATCTGAACGAATCTTACTACGAGTCTGTCCACGAAGCTACGAGAGATGACCCTGTAGAGATGCAGAGGATGCTCGAAGGGAAGTGGGTTGACCGTCCAACGGGGTCTGCTATCTTTCGGGGGCAGTTCCTGCCTGAGGTTCATGTGTGGGGAGATCTGAAGAAGAGAGTCCTCCCTTCCACCAAGTTTCCTATCATCGTAGGCTACGACTTAGGTCAGGCGAACAACGCCATCGTCCTCATGCAGGCTATTCCCATCGCAGACAAGGGTCTGGTATGGGTTATCTTCGATGAGATGATATACACGGATCGGAAGATCGAGTATCTTATCCTCGTCAGGGAGCTTGTCAGGCGAATGGCCTTCTGGAATCGAAGGCTAGACCACGTCTTTCTGTGGGACCACATTTCAGATGATTCAGCTTTCAACCAGTTCAGGCCCGGAGCAGGTTCGTCCTACGATGTCCTTGATATTGAACGGATCTCGAAGAAGGTTGTCTCCTCTTTCAAAGACATCCCGCCCATCAGGATGAAAGCTGCCCCTAAATTCAAGGGGTCTGTCGAGTCTAGGGTCAGATTACTCTCAGACCTCCTAGTTCACGAGAGAATCGTCGTATCTTCGTCATGTGTGAAGATTAAAAACATGTTCCTTAACCTTGAGAGCCAGAAACTCAAGGCAGGAACCTACGACCCTGCTGCGGGGTTCAAGCCAAAACGCTCAGTTTACTTGCACTCCTTCGACGCTTTGACCTATCCGATACTAAAACACGATATTGGAGATAACTTCATGAGTGGCACTAGCTCGGCTAAGACGGAATTACTTGACATGGGTGTCGTAAGGAGGTAACTTTGCTGATTATGCCAGAATTCAACATTAGAGACATCAACGAATTACCTCCTGAGCTTCAGAGTCAGGTGACATCAATGTCGGAAGGTGACTCATTCACTGCAACTTTCGATGCGACCATTACGTCAATGAGCCCTGAAACGGGTGAGATCATTACTGACGTAACTTCTGTGTCAGACATTACTCCTCTCGGAGGTCCTGCACTCGAAGAGGGAGCACCCGTCGAAGAAGGAGTAGAAGAGCTCGCAGGAGAATCTGCAGGGCTTGAGGATGAAGTCCCACCGTCTCTTGTCGTAATTGCAGGACAGGACGATGCCGAGGAAGAAGAGTCTTAGACTTCCTCCGAGGGTTCGCACTTGGGAAATTAATGACGGGAAGGACGTAACTCCCGCTTCCGCACTTGTCGACGTCCACTACATGAAACTTGGGATTCATAAATTATGGAATCCTCAAAGGCTTCACAGATTATGCGGGGTGTTACAGCTCACTCCTCACGAGGTCGCCAGTTTAGTTATGCTCTCTCATCAAGACATGGATAAATTTTTATCGACAGGGAACTTCCCTAGCATTGTTTCTTGGGCATTAACTTTGATCGAGACTTGCATAGTCCCGAACACTTTAAAAGATTATCCAATCCCAGAGGGGGATTCCCTCTTACCCATTGACCACGTTACAGCATCATGAGGAATATAGACATACTTGAGAAATACGGTTGCACTTCGAAACGGTTGAAAGAAATTTTTACTGCGGAAACTTATACCGAAAAAGAGAAGATCGAAGAGGACATCTCTGAAGAGATGATCGAGAAGCGCAACGAGGATGTCGAACTGCGTAGGACTTGGGAGGAGAGGATTGAATCTCGTGTATGTGAAGGTGTAGCTTTGAGCGTAAAGAACTCTCGGCACTATCAGGCAGTTGACTTAGCTTGGGACTCTACGCCGATCTTAGATCAAAACATCCCTTTGATGATGTATGCTCAGGGGAAGATTGACATCAAGAGATGTTCTGGTATTCTTAAAGATCTCCAGTGCTCTGATGAATTTTGTGAGAAAGACCCTGACACAGGGGATGTAGTTAAGATTAATATCCCGAGGCTCCATGAGGTAACTGTATCTCTTGTTCGCTCCTACATCACACGACGCACCGCAGCTCAGACTGCACGGTATGCAAACCTTTACCCGTTTTTTAAATACGATCCCCGTGGGACTTCCTCTACTGCGAAGCTTAAGGCTGACGTCTTGTCTCAAAGAATTGAGATCATGACTGACCAGATGGGCTATCGCCCGTTCTTCTCTACGCAGACTGTCAGGAACAT